ACGCCAATGTATATTGCTCACAAGGCATCTCAATACCAAAGAACATTACTTTACTTTTGTACCTAGTCAAGTATCCCCTCCTGAAGTTTTACCGCTCGGTATAAAAACTACTTAACCTTACTTTAATCTAAGCAATTTGCACCGAACGGTAAAATTAATTAAAGCTTCAAGCTCTCAACACTTTCCAAACTAATCTGTAGTGCTTCAATTTGTGCTTCAGCTTTCTCTTTGTCTTGTGCAGTCTTTAAGTCTAAAGCAAACTCCTTAGCGTCAAAACCGCTCTCCTTAACGGCTGATTTGATTTCTGACAGTCGGACTTTAAGTAAATCTTGGTCACGTAAGTTAGCTAAGCCTTCTTGAATGTAGCCTTTGTATAAATCTTTCTTGTTTTGTTCGTTAGTCATTGTTATTTGCTCCTTGAATTTCTTGTAAAAGTTTTACAAAGTAAGGTACGCAAGACTCTCCATAACTCTGGGGAGTATTCTTAGTTAAATGTGTAACTATGTCTGTAAATGCTTCTGGGTTTTCTCGCCAACGACGATCCCACTCAGTGAAGACTTGCTCTAGTTCTTGTTCGTTCAGTGTCACGGTTGTTCTCCTAATTTGTTTAATAAATGTGGTGGTGAGCCTCTAGTGAAATATCACCTTCACCAAATAACTCAGTTAATCTTGTGGCGTACCCGTTAAACTCGTCCCACCAAAGACTCTCTTGATCCAGTAATTGATCGTAAGAAGGATTAGAGATACTAAAACCTATTGTCCATTCTGATTGAGGTGCATCATACCAAGGACTTGCATAGTCTAATTCAAGTTCCTCAATAAGATCATTAACATCACTACAGTCCTCATACTGTTCAAGCTCTAGCATGTCTTCAAGAAGAGAAACAACATCTCCATCGAATACAACTAACATTCTAGATCGGTAATCAATACCCATAAAACCTCCTAAATTAAAAGGGCTATTTCTAGCCCACATTATCGTTCATGTTTCGTGAACAGCTATTTAAGCTGAACCTGTTGCTCAGAAGGGATCTCCCTCTGAATCATCTGCTGGTAAGTCATCTGAACCAGAAGTAAATTCTTCATCCAGTTTAGACTCAGCAACCTTTTCAGAACTCTTAATAGTAATACCAAGTTCATCGTCGAAACTATCGCCACCTTTAACGTAAGGTACGTGCTCAACAACTACAACCGTGTCCAACATAACTACAAGCATATCCTCTTCATTACGGTATGCGAACAGCTTCACATGGCAGATAGAACCATTACCCACTTCTTGAATAAATGGATTACCATCAGTGTCCACTACTTTCAAAGGTTCGTAAGTCTTAACTAACGTACCCTCTTTATCACGCTTAACTGTGTTACGAGAGAACTGTGCTGCAAACATACCTTCATACGGGGTGTTGTGCTCATCAAGCTTATATTTCAACTCACCACGATTAGCACCCTTCTTAATCTTAGTTACACCAACTTCAGCCAACTCCTTGTTAAGACCAATCTTCTCGGCCTTAGCTGCTGTATCCGCATTCATAAACAGATTCAACTGGTATGCTGTGTCTTCTGATTGATATTTCTTAGTTGGTTTCAACACTTGAGCGAAGGTTACAGGAACATTCTTGAAATAGAGATTGCCCATCTCAAGATTCTTACCTTTTTTCTCTTGTGTTACTTTGTAGACTACATCTGTATTAAATTTACTCATATTTACTTTCCTCTTGTTTACGTTTGTTGTTTAAAATTACTTAATTGCTTCTAGTTCTTTTTCCAAAGCTGCAAGAGCTGCTTTAGTATCTTTAATTTGTTGTGAAATATAATCTTTCTTAAACTTAGGATTAGTCTTACTTATAAATTTAACAAGTTGTTCTTTGTCAAACTCTAAAGTTACACTTTCACGATCTATACCATCTTCTAACACCACCTCAACCAAGTAAGGCCAAGTGTGGTTGTACGTGGTATCTATAATCTTAGCCTCAACTAAGAATGTGTAACCCTCCTCGAAAGGTTTTGGTAATGTAACTACTGGTGCTTTCTTTGCTGCTGTCATATCTATTACTCCTATTTAAATGTTAAATTCTAGCTTATCTATTGTATCAAATTACTAATCGTGTTGCAAGGATTATTTTAATCAATTTCTAAAATAATATCATCCACAACTTCAGACTCTTCAACATCTGCAAAGTTTACGAGTTTCCATGTACGATCAATATAATACTTGTAGTCAATATCCCAATCAAAAGCACTCATCTCATTAGTAACCTTACACTTCCAACCAGCTTCAATAGCTAACCTACGTTCTGGACAAACTGTTTCTACAAACTTTTCAAACACATAACCTTTCTTCTCATATCGAGTAATATCAGATTTAGATGAAATAGTTACAGAATCCATCAGTTGATTATTAACCCACACCTGTTCTGTCTTAGTAGGTGTCAATGGTGGCATTACCTTGACAAGTTCTTTACCTTTCTCACTTACATAGTAACGACAAATGTTTTGAACTTGGTTATCTACCCCATCACTATCCACTTCAACTAACTTGCTACTACGTGGCACCTTAGTACGGAGTTGAAAGTCAAACTTATCCTTATGGTTACGGATAAACTCTTCAGGGTCAACACCATCAACTAGATACTTCTCTGCTGCCATTTTTACAACCAATGCTGACTGGTTTTTATGAGCAGGTAAATCTTTCCACTCATACTTACCTTTCATCTTAATATCACCTTTATCATTGATCGCAATATAATTGTTTACATCGGACACCACCATCTTGGAATAGGTTACATCTTCTAAAGTTAATTTAGTCATTTCTTCCCATTCTTTACACTTCTGAGCAGTTAAGTGTTCATACTCACGATCTACAATAAACTCAAAACCATCTGTATTAGCCATGAGTATTTCTACTGTAGGTACTGATAATACCATTTCAATAGCTTTACTCAACAACAACTGTCCATTCAAAGTAATCTGCATTGTGAACTTAGGATCAAAGAATGGACTGTACTGGTCATTTGATTTACCATATGTACCATTCAGAGCTAACTTCAACATTGCATTTTCAACAGACTTCTTATCATAAGTCTTTCTTAATTCGTAGATGTATTCATAAATATCACAAAACTTCTCAGCCAAGTGTTCAGGGTAGAATCTATTCTTAATTGATAAGTTAGGGTAGAAGGAACTAACATCGTAACTTCGTATTACCCTTTTATCACAAGACTCAACTACTCTATTTTCAATAGCAGCATGTATTCCACCAGTACCGTAAACATATTGTAACCCATCAATTGTAACATTCAATGATTCACAAATGTTCCAACACAAGTAATGTGACTTCTTAAATCCACCACCATCCTTCTTGGGAAGCTTAGCTTTGAGTTCTACTTCTTCTACCCAACACAAAGGTTTGTCTTTCTTAAACCTTGCTATATCAGCTTCAGTGGGCTTTACCTTAAGCTTCTCTCGCTTAGTTTTCATTGTGGCATACTTAGCTACATCACCAAGCTCATGCTCCATAATATCAGAGAACACACCTTTTGTTTCTGTAATACGTTGTCGCTTTAACCAGTTTAGGATTGCGTTGAACTCAGGTCTTTCATATTTGATATAAGGAAGAATACAATCAACTAAATCAATATATTCACGTTTAGTTTGTCTTGGTTTACCACCTTTATCGTAACACTTGATACCCGCTTTCTCCAACTCCATTACAAAGTATTCAGCACCAATCTTTGTGTCATTCCAGTTGATAGCATTAAAACCATAATCTTTACTAAGCTTCTCTCTGAACTCAACCTGAGACTTAGATGCTTCGTAAAACTTTATCGTTTCTTTAACGTCATGGAAGTTGTACTTTATCAAGTTATCAATTTCATGTGACTTCAAGTAACTACCAACCGGATAAGGAAGTTCTTGGATATTATCAGAACGACCATTAAACTCTAACATCTTTAAAGATGTAGCTTTTGCCTTATTGTCATAGTGATGTATCTTAAACAAGTCAACTTGTGGAATCATTACATCTTTATCACGAATAACGTATTGCCATTTATTATCAGTGTAACCTGACTTAATTACCTTATCACCATACTCAAATATTTGTTTAGGTGTCATGGTTTTGTTTTTTAATAACTGGTGTAGAACAGGGTAGTCATAACCACAGTTATTAAAGCCAATAAGTCTACCTTTATTCCTAACTATATTGCGTAAGTATTCAAACATTTGTTCACGTTGATCTTTACGTTCTGAAAGTTCAAACACTTTCATCTTACGGTTAGTTAAATCAGCAACACAACACAAGAAGCAATTCGGATAGCTTTCCAGATCGTAACAGTAGTCCAAGGTAACTCCTCATTAATAATTCAATTCAACAACCTCCTCATCTTGATACAAAGGAGGTACTTCAGTTTCTTGTTCAACCACATTAGGATTCACAGTTCTGGTAGTATTACTTGAACTGAAGAAATCTTCCTTATCGTGGTGTCTACGTGTTTGTACATCATAAATAAGTTCAGCAGCTCGACCTGTTGTACCACCCCTAACTTTCGGTATATCGACGGTCATAGTGTTACGTTCATTTGCGTCTTCAGCCATCTTATCTCTATTCAACACCCAATTAAAGTCAGAGGATTGAACAAATGTAGATGAACCATAAGCATCGTACTCAGTAACAGGACGAGTTTTACCATCTTTATCAGAAGGTGGCTTTCTCGTATGCAAAACATTGAGGATCATCCAACCTTTCTTCTTCTGCTGCTTCTGCCACAACATATGGGTATCCTGAATATCATTACCAAGCGCCCGTAGAATATCAGTTAGAGGGTCGATGATAAATAGTTTAGTACCATATTTAGCCGCAGCTAATTCCATCTTGTTCTGTAATATTTCTAAGCTACCATCACGTTCATCAATTACATAGAACCTTTGTTTTCCTTCAGCATCATAAATAAATGACTGAATAAGTTCTTTAACTTCAGGACGTTCAAGATACTTTACGGCTTCATCACCTTCTTTGAACCAAGTTAGATTCTTAGCTAAGTAAATGGACAGTAGATCAGCCATAAACTCACCAGCAGTACGTTCAATTGACACAACAACTGGTACTAAATTGTCTTGTGGTATCCAAAAGTTCAACAATGTATCGGTAACGAATGTCTTACCTACAGATGTATCAGCAATAATATTACCAATGAAACCAGAACTCTTTAAACCACCTCTATGTGCATCTTGGATTCTGTGCATGTGTGGAGGTAAAGGTAACTTGGGTGCAGTAAGAAACTCTTTAACTTCTTCCATTGCATCAGCACCAGACTTAATACCTGTTGCTGCGTATTCTTTAGCATTCCAAAAGTCTCTTCGTATCTGCTCCTCTTTGTCTGATTCCAATAGTAAGTGTGGATCTTTTTCACTCCAAGTAACTAGCTTAACTTTAGCTTTAGGTAATACTTCAACAATCTTTGCTGTAGCTTCTCTCCCCGCTTCATCGTTGTCCATACCAATGTAGATTTCATCGTATTTATCGAAGAACTCATATTGAGCAGCGGCTTGACTGGCAGCACTACCTTCTCCACAAGTAGGTGATACAACATGAACATCATATTTAACTAAAGCTTGCCGTGCCGCACATTTGTCATTTTCTCCACCAACATAAAGAATACGTTTACCATTACCTTTATATCGGAGTTGACCTGATAGTTGACTCTGTTTACCAGTTCTACCAATCTTACTAAAACTCTTAGGTAGAATGCGAATCTTGAAACCTACAACTTTACCATCTTCTGTTTCAGGATAATAAACTTCTGTAGCAACACCTTTACTATTACGTTTAATCATGTGTCCGTAGAATTGTAAAGTCTCAGGACTGATTTTACGATAGGGTTGCTTGCTGAAACCTATTGATTGTTTTAACTGACCAATCTGTTCACCATTCAGAGGTTCAGCTTTGGTTGCGAGTTTAAGATTCTTTTTTTCTACAACAACACCTTCTTTAATACCTAATTCAACAGCGAGTGTAGATGAATGTACTTGTTCTTTAGAGAAATGTTGACCACAACTGAAGCAAAATCCATCGTAGCTTACTTCACCATTACTTTCTTTTTCATAAATACTTAAAGCATCACTACTTGAACAATTATCCATCTCATCAAATTCATTAGCAATACAATGAAAATGTTGATTTATTCTAGCACCACTTTCTTTATCTTTACTCATACGTCCCCTATAAATAATCGTTATACTTCACTCAGTTTCAAAAGCAGTTCATCTTGCCGTTTACGAATCTCATAACTAGATAATTCACCATTATTACCGTTCACCTCATAGCAGTAAGCATCTATGATGTTCAGAATAGACATCACTTTATCGTGGTTAAACGATAGCCTAGCTGTGTAAAGCTTATGGAACACCCTCTCATGTACTTGTAGACGTTGTTTCTGGTTCAATCATATACTCCTCGGCAAAATTATCATAAGCCTCTTTTGGTGTTTCACCTGTACAATACCTAGAACCATTATGGATACTAAGAGGATCTTCACATATCCAAATTGTACCCCAATCTAATACCCAAGGTCTTATATGAGGTTTAGCTGGAATAAACTGTTTATACCTAAGCATTGTCTAAAGGCTCTCTAGTATCAAAACAAGTTTCAGCAATATCAAATGCCCGTTTAGCCCTATTCCAACCGTAAACCTCACAGTATGCACCCCTACCAAGATTGACCCAGTAAGTCTCCACACTTGAATCATAAGTGATAAGCGGGTGTGTTGTTAGGTATTCAAAAGAAGCGTCATCTTCTGTATTCAACACTTTAAAGTCTTCAAACTTCATAGTTTATAACTCCTAACATCAATTTACGCAGACTAGACTGATCTTCTTGTAGCTTGAATACCCTACGCCATAAGGCTGGAAGTATCCTAGCATCTAAGGCAGTCTGCCTTTCCACACAGCGAATTATCTCATACAGCTTATTTATTCTATAAGAGGTGACAACATCTTTTGCGACAATCTCAGAACTGACTGTCACATGAGCACTCATAGAGTTCACTAACCAAACCCCACCTCTCAACACATACCCGAAACCTTCTGAGGTAATCAGTTGGTTTATATTATCTTTTAGTAAGCAACAAGTCTCTGGGGAGTATAATTTAGAGTCTCCTAATAAATCCTTGTCTAGTTGATATTTCCCGTGTTTGTCAAAAGAGTTAAGGCTATACCACTCTGCAAAGTTTTGGTAATTAAACCACTCCTTGCAAACCTCAACCCCTTCATAACCGGGGTATCTGCCAGAGTAACACCTTTCGATCATAGAGTTCCACACAGTGTAGCTTTTAGTTGGCGTTTTATCTTTTGATGAATAGTACTTACCTAAGCCTATGTATCCAACCCCACAGACAATAGGTTTGTTTGGGTTTTTAAATACTCCCGCATTTAGTTTCGGGGTACTTACTTCAACAATTGTGCTATCTTCAAACCGGATAGTGGCTTTCCTACTTCTGGTTTTAGTACCTTGTGTGAAACCTATTATAGTTGCACAATCTCCACTAGTGTTAGTGAAAGTCTGACCAACTTCAAATTTTACTGTCTTCATATATTCCAACCATCAGGAAGGATGCAATTGGTAGGGCTGTTGTGGAACATTGGCGCTATCTGCGCGTCAACGTACCCCGCTAAACCACACCCAATCCTAGTTACTCTGAACGTATACTCAGTATTAACTTTAGCAAACTGCTTGAACTCAGCAACATATTCAGTTATGACCTCTAAGGGAAGAACCTCTAAATTGTACCCTTTTGTTGGTATAGCGTAACTATTTCCTGTTAGACCGACACCAACTCCGTACACAGCTCCATACTTTTTACGTGCTTCTAGTGCCGCCCCTTTCCCATGTCTTCCTGCTAAATTACTACCAAACACAAAAATCTCAATTGTCATTAGCAATAACCCCTTTAATCGCTCTGCCTAAATTATCAAACAAACTTTCGAACTCAATATCGTAAAGAATCTGAGAAGCCCCATCTAACGAGGTATGAGCAATCTTCCACAACATTTCGTACTCAAGTTCATCTGAGGGAGGGTTCCCAAGGTTCCACTTATCTAAAGCCTCTTGAAAGCCATCTACATAAATATCATCATCAAAGTCTCCATCGAGGTAGAAGTCGTTGAACACCCAAGCAAACTCTTGTTTAGATACACCACCCTCCATGATTTTCTTGGCGTATTCAATTACATCATCACATTTCTCTGGTTTAGAGAGTTCCCAATCTTTCTCCAAAGAGTCTTGTTGGTGCATGTAATTGTTTAATGCAAATGTGTTTTCATCTTGTAAAGTAAACATATTAAGCTCCTAATGTTTGAATAGACTTAAATTAGAGTTTGTCTTCTTAAACTTACGATAGAACTCATCTCTGGTGTACTTTGCAACCACTTTAACTTCACCTTTGAAGGAAGATTCCCAACGTTTAGTAGGCTTCTCACCTTCAATCTGAAGTATTACATTATTGTCACTATCATGGTAACAAGCAGATAACACTCCATAACCTTCAGCAAAGTAAATACCGTTTGAACCACCATCAACTGTTCCACCAATAACGTATTCAAACTCTGGTTTAAAGTGTGAACAGATAGTCCCATCAGGTTTAAGCATTACATTCTTGAAGTATAACCCCTCACAGCTTTCACGACTATCTTTATAACGACCATCAAAATACTTACTAATAATCTCATCTTCATCAATATCTGTACGGGGACTCCAAATCTTAGCATCAGGTTCAATACCATCAAGGATCTCAATAGCCTTATCAATACTAAACTCTGCATCATCTGGGAATACTTGTGTTAAGTCTAACCCATACATACCTGCAACATGGTCACGTACATCAGCCCAAGACTCTAACTTAAGTTGAGCAATGGTCATCATAATACGTAGGTATTGTGGCTTACTAATTGTGTATCCACGATCTACATACTTATTCACACGTAGAGCACTAATCAAAGGATAAGCTGTACCTGTGTTGAACTGCAAGTAACGTTGACTATTGTGCTTCAAGAAGTCTTCGTGTAAATGTAACTCCTCTGTAGCACAGTCATAAGCTGCCATATTGATTGTGTAGTCATAGTCTGCAAAGATTGCATCTGCATCAGGAAAGAACTTGTAGACAATAGCTTGTACATCTTGTCCAGTATCTTTATCTTTAAACAGGATACTACGATCTGTGTAGTTATTACAGATAAGGTAATGTCCACCAGAGAAGACTAAGTTAATAAATAACATAAAGTCTCCTTCTGATTTAAAGTAAACATCAATATCATTCACTTCATTATTACAGAAGATAGAGGTTAAAGCTCCTCCAGCAATAATAGCATTACTTTCTTGTAGGATTTCCAATGTCTCATCAGAGATAAGACCTAGAAGTTTGTTAATTTCTCTTTGATGTTGCATATCTTATCTCCATTGTTTAAATATTCTAAAAGACTCTACATTGTTTCTCACGGCACTTTATCCGGTGTAGGCCACTCTCTTTATAGTTCAGGGAGGAGCAACCCATCCCAACCTATTACATATACCCCTCATGGTCACTGGTGTGTTCTGAGAGCAAGAGTAATGTAGAGCCTTTTAGAATACCCTCTCGTTAGAAAGGGTAAGTTGTAACTCTGTTTTGCACGATAACATTGTTATTGTTACTGTGCAAATA